ATTAGTATATAATAGGCTTATACATTAGGAGACTTACATGTCAGGACGTAGCTACGGTGCAGAAGAAAAGGCAAAATTGGAAAGATTAATCAACGAAGGCTCAACAGTATTGCGTGAAGTTGAAGACTTGCAAGAAGGTTTGAAAGAAACTGTTAAGGCAGTTGCAGAAGAATTGAATATCAAAACCAGTATTATTAACCGTGCAATTAAAATCGCACATAAAGGTGACTGGAGTTCCCACAATGAAGATTGGGCTGAGATTGAAGCAATTTTAGATATTACCAAAAAAATCTAAATACATTAACTGAGTAGGGTACGCTGGCCACAAACAGCAAAGATGGTATTTGCAAGCCGTAAATTGCATATGGAGAATAAATGAGTTATGTAGACGCATGGTTTGACCGCGCCAATGATATGGTTCGTGTGGTTGAACGCAACAAGAAAGGCGAACGGGTATTTAGAGATATTCCGGCTCGCTACACCTTTTACTATGACGACCAAAAGGGCAAGCACACAAGTATTTACGGCAACCCTGTTAGCAAAGTTGTATGTAAAACACAAAAAGACTTTCACAAAGAACTAAAGATACACTCAAACAAAAAGATTTATGAAGCAGACATTAACCAAGTGTTTGTGTGTTTGAGTGAAAATTACGTTAACGCAGATCCCCCAAAACTAAATGTGGCGTTTTTCGACATTGAGGTAGACTTTGACCCTGAACGTGGTTATAGTACACCCGACGATGCGTTCATGCCAATTACCAGTATTGCCGTACACTTACAGTGGTTGGAAACCCTAGTGTGTTTTGCTGTTCCTCCAAAGACATTAACATGGGAACAGGCCCAAGAAGAAATTAAAGACTTTCCCAACACCATGCTGTTTAAAACAGAAGGTGAAATGTTGGATGCGTTTTTGGATCTCATACAAGATGCAGATATACTAACTGGTTGGAACAGCGAAGGTTATGATATTCCCTATACAGTTAATCGTGTTACTAAGGTATTGAGCAAAGACGATACTAGACGTTTTTGTTTGTTCAATCAATTCCCCAAACGCCGTGAGTATGAAAAGTTTGGGCGTCAAAGTGTAACATATGACTTTGTGGGTCGTGTACACTTGGACAGTTTGGAGTTGTATCGCAGATACACATATGAAGAACGTCATACATATAGACTGGATGCCATTGCCGAATATGAACTGGGTGAACGAAAAACACAATACGAAGGCACGTTGGATCAATTATACAATAATGATTTTAAAACATTTATTGAATACAACAGACAAGATACGTCACTGTTGGATAGACTGGATAAGAAACTAAAGTTTTTGGATCTAGCCAACACACTAGCACATGAAAATACTGTGCTACTACAGACCACAATGGGTGCTGTGGCTGTAACTGAACAGGCCATTATTAATGAAGCACATCGTAGAGGCATGGTTGTTCCAAGTCGAACTAAGATGAGTGAACGTGAAGAGAATCAAGCGGCTGGTGCATATGTTGCACATCCAAAAGAAGGTCTACAAGATTGGATTGGATCATTGGACATTAACAGCTTGTATCCGTCAGCAATTCGTGCGCTTAACATGGGTCCAGAAACTATCGTTGGACAATTACGTCAAACAATGACCAATGACCATATACAAGGCTTAATTGCCAAAGGTAAATCGTTTGCTGGTTCATGGGAAGGTATATTTGCCGCATTAGAATATACCAGTGTAATGAACAAAGAAGTTGGCACAGAGATTGTTATTGATTGGGAAAATGGAGATAATGACGTACTAAGTAGCGCAGAGGTATACAGGCTTATATTTGAAAGCAATCAACCTTGGATGCTCAGTGCTAACGGCACAATCTTTACACATAATACAGAAGGCGTTATCCCTGGACTTCTTGCACGTTGGTATAAAGAACGTAAAGAAATGCAGGCCAAACTCAAAGACGCCATTAATGCTGGAAATAAAATTGAAGAAGAATACTGGGACAAACGTCAACTAGTCAAGAAGATTAACTTGAACAGTTTGTATGGTGCTATTCTTAATCCTGGTTGTAGATTCTTTGATAATCGTATTGGTCAAAGTACTACTCTAACTGGACGTACAATTTGCAAGCACATGGCATCTAAGGTCAATGAAATTGTTACTGGAGAATATAATCATGTGGGAAAAGCTATTATATATGGTGATACCGATAGTTGTTATTTTAGTGCTTATAAGACGCTTAAAAAAGATATCGACTCGGGAGCGATTCCGTGGACGAAAGAAACCGTAGTACAACTGTATGATCAAATTGCATCTGAAGTTAACAATACGTTTCCACAGTTTATGTCGGACAGTTTTCACTGTCCAAAAACACGCGGCGAGGTTATTAAAGCTGGTCGTGAAATTGTTGCAAGTAAAGGTTTGTTTATTACTAAGAAACGTTATGCTGTGCTGTATTATGATAAAGAAGGCAAACGCAGTGACGTAGATGGTAAGCCAGGCAAGATCAAAGCCATGGGACTTGACCTTAAACGCAGTGATACTCCAGAATTTATACAAAACTTTTTAAGTGATGTATTGGAGAAAGTACTAACTGGTGCAACTGAGAAAGAAGTGTTAGAGCATATTACTGCATTTAGAACTGAATTCAAAGCAAGACCAGGTTGGGAAAAAGGTTCGCCTAAACGTGCCAACAACATTACTGAATATCAAGAAAAAGAACGCAAGGCTGGCAAAGCAAACTTGCCTGGACACGTTAGAGCAAGTATTAACTGGAACACGCTCAAGCGTATGTATGATGACAAATACAGTGCCAACATTACTGATGGTGCTAAAGTTATTGTATGTAAAATTAAAGATAATCCAATGGCATTTACCAGTGTGGCATATCCAGTTGATGAATTGCGTTTGCCACAATGGTTTAAAGATTTACCATTTGACCACACTGAGATGGAGCAAACAATTATTGACAACAAACTGGACAACTTGATTGGTGTGTTGGATTGGGACATTAAGAGTACCGAGGAGAAAAACACGTTTAATAAACTGTTTGAATTCTAATATGAAGATAATTGTAGCAGGTTACGGCTATGTTGGTAAAGCAGTCAAAGGTGCTTTAGAAAATAAAAACGAGATTATTGTCGTTGATCCTAAATACACTGAAGTTACTGTTGCACAACACATTGATGCTGACGGAATTGTTATTTGCGTTAACACACCAAGTGATGATTCTGGCAATTGTGACATTAGCAATATCGTTAATGTAATTGATCAAGTGCCAATTTTTATGCCTATTTTAATAAAAAGTACTATTAGTCCCAATTTACTAAAAGATGTTTTAGAAAAATATCCAGACCATAGTATTGTGTTTAGTCCAGAATTTTTAAGGGCAAAGTCAGCTGTTGAGGATTTTGCCATTCAAAAGTATATGATTATTGGTGGAGATGATCCGGCTAACTTTTGGCATTTACTTTTTAAAGACTCACTGGTCAATTTAAAAGTTATACACAAGTGTACGCCAGAAGAAGCCGCAATGGTCAAATATGCTACTAATAGTTTTCTTGCTATTAAAGTTTCATTCTTTAATCACTTGTATGACTTGTGTGAAACAACTGGGCAAGATTTTGAAGTAGTAAGACATCTAGTATGTCAGGATGTAAGGATTGGTACTAGTCACAGTATGGTGCCAGGTATTGATGGTGAAAGAGGATGGGGTGGGCATTGCTTCCCTAAAGATACATTGGCATTTGTTCAATATGCACAATCAATTAATCAAAGTTTTGATTTATTAGAAACAGCAATTGAATACAATAATATGATAAAAACTAATGAACGGATATAACGTTATATTATTTTCAGATACAACTTCATACCCTGTATGGATGCGTGGATACGGATGTTATCGTTTGGCCAGTCATTTAAAAGATAACGGGTATAGTTGTTTAGTATTAGACTTTAGTAGTGAGCTAAGTCTAGAGTATTGGAGAAAAATATGTAATTCAGCTGTAGGTAGTGATACTTTACTAATAGGATTTAGCACTACTTGGTGGCCTTACAGAACCCCATTTACAAATAGCAAACGTGCTTCTAGATTGTTAGACTTTGCATCAACTACTACTATTGATGATGTGTTTCCAAATAAAGGATTAATATACGATGCTATGACCAATAATTTAAATCAATGGATAGATGTTGCTAAGAATATAAACCCAAATATTAAAACAATAGTAGGTGGACACAAAATTGATGACTATGCTGATGCACCAGTAGATTATTTCATGGCTGGTCTCAGTGAAGTTCAAATTATAGAATTATTGGATAGTTTTAAAACTAAAAAAAGAATATGGCCTAAAGTTATTAAACACAATACAGCGGCAGCTGGTCCAACTTGGGATTTTAAATTAAGTCAAACAAACTATCAAAAAACAGATTTTATAAAACCCAATGAAGTAATGAACATTGAATTCACAAGAGGGTGTAGATTTAAATGTAGCTTTTGTTCGTATCCGTTAATTGGTAAAAAAGATATTTCTCAGTATATTAAAGACAAAGATGTCTTATATAAAGAATTTATGAGTAATTATGACCAATGGGGTGTAACTAATTACTGGGTTTCTGATGACACTTTAAATGATTCCACTACAAAATTAGAACACATTGCAGAAGTTACCAACAAACTGCCATTTAAATTATCACTTAGAGCTTATACTAGACTAGATGTAATTGCTATAAATTTAGAACAAATTGAACTGTTAACACAAATAGGATTATATTCTACATGGATTGGTGTTGATTCATTTCATCCAGTTGCATCTAAAGCCATCGGTAAGGGAATGCCAGCAGAAAAAAGAAAAGAAACTCTTTGGAAAATGCGTGAAGCATGGAAAGATGATGTATGGGTTGACGCTGGATATATTGTTGGACTTCCAGGAGAAGATTCAAAAAGTGTTAGAGATACTGTAGAGTGGTGTATTCAAGACAACTGTCCAATTACAAAACTACACACAATCCCACTAATATTAAACCCAATGTCTGATATATCTCCTAATTACAATAGGAGTGATATGGATTTAAATTATCAAAAATATGGTTATCAAATACCTGATATGAAACAACCATATTTTTGGACAAAAGATGACAATACTGATATTAACAATTTTAAGCAAGCGGTTGACTTAACTGTTGAATTAAATGCTAAAATTGAAAAATATCGTAAAAAATCGCCTTCAATTAAAACAACAGGATGTATTAACGATCCTATCAAAGAATATTATGATCCTTTGATAAGATTACTTGAACAAACAGTTGACACACAGTAAAAACTAACTTATAATACAACAAGGAGATAATTATGAAAGACATTTTACAAGACATCGTAACACATACACACAGTTTGGGCTTTTTGAGTACTGTTAAGGTCACAGGAGAAGAGTTGGCAACAACTATTGAGGCAATGGCAGAAGACCGTAGCGTTATTCTTAATGCTAAAACACACTCACCAGTAAATGAGTTCAGTGGTGTTTTTGGCATGCCTAACTTGGATAAATTAGCATTGCATTTAAAAAACCCAGAGTACAAAGAAAATGCAAAGATCAATGTTATTAAATCTACACGTAACGGTGCAGAGATTCCAACAAGTTTGCATTTTGAAAATACAACAAGTGACTTTGTAAACGATTATCGTTTTATGAGTACTGAAGTTATTAACGAGAAACTTAAGAGTGTTAAGTTTAAAGGCAATGGATGGGACATTGAATTTGAACCTTCGCTTGCATCCATTGCTAGATTGAAACTTCAAGCACAAGTACACTCTGAAGAACAAGTGTTCCAAGTTAAAACAGAAGACGGAAATTTGGTATTTTTCTTTGGTGATGCAAGCACACATGCTGGATCGTTTGTGTTCCAACACGATGTTGGTGGCAAACTAAAGCACTCATGGATGTGGCCCGTTAATCAAGTTATCAGTATCCTTGGATTAGCTGGAACTGCAACCATGCGTATCAGTGATCAAGGCGCTATGCAAATCACTGTAGATAGTGGTATTACAGAATACAACTATATTCTTCCAGCACAAAGCAAATAATGAACCGGAACTTAACTGCCACTCAAAGTGACTATGCCAAATTTTTACCGGCAACGTCTACTTTTTACTCTACGTTTGTAGGTAAACAAAGACATTTTAACTACGTTGATCCAAGTAGAATCCCAGCATCGTTTGCACACGGGGCAGAAAGTTTAAACTATCTAGATCCGGACAAAGGTGCATTTTACTATCACTGGTGTTTGTATAGTGCTGGTCATGCAAATTTGGACCTTACTAAATTTGATCCTAAAGAAGACATGTTCCGTAATAGAGATCGTAACACAAGTTGGGTATTGGGTGACTCAGGTGGATTCCAAATTGGTAAAGGCAAGTGGACCGGTGACTGGAAAAATCCCAATTGCCCAAGAGCAATGAAAAAACGTAAACAAGTTCTTGCTTGGATGGACACGTTAATGGATTATGGTATGTGTCTTGATATTCCCAGTTGGACTGCTAAAAATCCAGAAAGTCCTAAACTGATTGGCATTGGTAGTTATGCAGATGCAGTCAACGGAACATATATTAACAATGATTATTTTGTTAACAATCGCAATGGTAACTGTAAGTTCTTAAATGTGTTACAAGGCGAACGGCATGACCAAGCTGATGACTGGTATGATCGTATGAAAAAATATTGTGACCCTAAACAATATGGTGATCGTGCATTTAATGGATGGGGGATGGGTGGCCAGAACATGTGTGATATTGAACTTGTGCTAAGACGTTTAGTTGAACTGAGATTTGACGGCTTATTAGAAAAAGGACATCAAGACTGGATGCACTTTCTTGGTACAAGTAAATTAGAGTGGGCTGTGCTACTAACAGATATTCAACGTGCTGTACGCAAATATCACAATGAAAATTTTAGCGTCAGCTTTGACTGTGCAAGTCCGTTCCTAGCAACTGCTAATGGTCAAATTTACGTTCAAACTGAAACAGAAGATCGTAAAAAGTGGACATATAGAATGACATCTAGTGCAGACGATAAAAAGTATGCTAACGATACACGACTGTATAAAGATGCAGTTATACAAGACCGCATTTTAAAATATTTTGACACTAGTCCTATTATTGATCAAATTAAACTTAACGAAATTTGTATTTACGGACCAAATGATAAAAATAAATTTGGTCAGATTAACAAAACCAGTTGGGATAGTTTTAGTTATGGTATTATGATGGGTCATAATGTTTGGATGCATTTGAACGCTGTACAAGAAGCTAATCGTCAATATGATAACGGTTGTTGTCCAAATATGCTAGTTGATGAGCGTTTTGATCAAATATTCTTTAAAGACATTGTTGAAGCATTATTCGCCACAAGCGACAAAGGCACTGCATTAAAAGTCATTGACGAGTTTCGATTCTTTTGGAATCGAGTTATTGGTACACGTGGCGCCAGTGGTAAGAAAGCCATTAATGCACATAGTCAATTTGCCAATTTGTTTGACGAAGTGGGTACTACCAGTGTACAATTAGAGAAAGAACACACTGAAGAGTTCAGTGAAGACGAAATTAATAAACTTGATCAACTAGAAATAGAAGTTGAAAATGACATTACCTGATGAAAGATATCGAGCAGTAGTACAGACTCAAAAGTTTTTACTTGAGATCCTGTCTACTCCTCGAGTTCCAAAAACAATTAAAGATGGTGCAAGATATTGTTTACGCCACTATCCTAGTGAATCTGACATGATTCGTGCGGCTGAAAATGCTCCGCATATATTCCAGCAACGTATGGAAGATGTGACTCGTATGTTTAAAAAATACGAAGAAAAGAAAAATGAGCAAGCGTAGTCTAGTTATTGGCATGGGTATTGGACAGTTGTATAAAACTGTACTAGAAAAACTTGGCCATGAAGTTATTACAGTAGACCACGACACTAGCAAAGGTGCAATGTTGCCAAGTGTTGATGCGGCTATATTAGTATATGCACCGTTTGATACTGTGCATATATGCACTCCAAATTTCACACACTTTGAAATTGCCGCAAAAGTAGCACCAGTTAGCAAAATTGTGTTTATTGAAAAACCTGGAGTAGCCGATAGTAACAGTTGGAATATTTTAATAGAAACATTTAAGTATACACGCTTCATGATGGTTAAAAACAACATGTGGCGCAGTAATATTGCTGAGTTAAAAATGTTAGCCAGTCAAGCCAAAACCGTAAAAATTAAATGGATACGTAAAAATTGTATTCCCAGTCCTGGTAGTTGGTTTACTACTAAGAAGTTAGCGTTCGGCGGCGTTAGTCGTGACTTGATGCCGCATTTGCTAAGTCTATATATTGCCATGAACCCGCACTGGAGAGCAGATATAGTCAACGGAACAACTACACTGGCCGCATGGAAGTTGGAGGACATTGACAGCACTGATTATGGTACTGTTAATCCCAAAGGTACGTATGACGTTGACGACGTATGCGTTATTAACTTTACTGATAAATGGACCTGTGCGGCCAATTGGCGCAGTATGGATACTGAAGACAGTTCTATTGAATTTATCACGCTGGATAACAGTGCAGAACGTTTTGAACTAGGATGGTGCCCTGAAGAAGCCTATCAAGCCATGATCAAAGAAGCAGTTGAACGTGTTGACGATGCTAAATTCTGGACAGATCAATACGAACAAGACACTTGGATACACACTGTGATTGAAAAACTATGACAAGATGTTTGCAAACAACTGGGCAAGGTTACTTTGAACAAGTAACATACGATATTCCTCCGTTAACTGAAGATGAAATTTGTGTTCGTGCTGTTATGACCGGCGTGTGTCGCAGTGACATTGATATGATGCAAGGTAACTTTGGTCCGTTACCACTAGGTATGCAAGGTCACGAAGGACTGGGCCAAGTAATTGGTATTGGTGCCAACATTACTAATGTAAACTTTGGCGATTATGTTGCAACAAGAGGAGAACCTGCATACGCAGACATATACAATGTACGTGCAGATGAATATGTTTTTGTACCCGAAGCTCATCCACGTTATATTATCGAGCCAGTTGCTTGTGGCATTAATGCTGTGGATGTTGCGGATTGTTCTAGAAAAGATAAAATACTGATTATTGGCAGTGGATTTCTAGCGTGGGTGGCCTATCATACATTGACCAAATTTAAACATTGTGAACGTGTTGATGTGGTAGGGTCAAGTAATATTGATCTGTGGGGCGATCGATTGTTACTTGGTACTACTGAAAGTTATGATGTGGTTATTGACTTGAGTGGCAAATATGCGTTAGGTATAGACATAAACCTAAATAACAACGCCTTAATCGTTGATGCAGTTGGCAAGGCAGTAAGTAGGGAAGAAGCACAGCAACAACTTTGGAAAGCTACAACTACTATTAAACCAAGTCCACGCAATCCAAATTTTCATCAGTGTATGAAAGATGCAGTATGGATGATTGAAAACGGCTATCTTGAAGTTGATTCTTTCTGGACAAGGTGTTATAATCGTAACACTGAATGGCAACAAGCATTTGCGGATGGTGCGGATCGTCCAAATGGTTACAGTAGAGGTTATATTAAATGGGACTAGATACACAACAACGTCAAGAAGTTAATTTTTTTACAGGCTACGAAGTTGAGCATACTGTATGCTATAACATGTTTACACTATTTGTTGTAGGCGTACAGCCCGTGGATCAAATATTGTTATTGGCCAAGGAACACAAAGTACAACAAATTTACTTTGGGACTAGTCAAAGTTTTCCCAACATTGGCATTAACGATGGTGAAAAGTGGCGGCCTTGGGAACTTATGATTAGATCATGTTTAGACGCTGACTACTGGTGTACATTGGATTTAGATGTAGCGCAAGCGGAAGGACTACTTGAAAGCGGCCTTACTGAAAATCATAAATTTGTTCCGATGATTAGTGTAAAATTGCCTTACATTAATCAATTTAATTATAATACAACACTTAAACTAGACGACCGTACTTGGGGTTCTACAAATCCTGGTGTATGGACACATCAACTACATGACTTAATGCGTATGGACAAGTATACACATTGGGATCAATATACACAAGATACAAAACTATGATTATTAGACAAGACATTCGACCAGTTAAAATGATATGGGTTACCTTCCGCAAAGAAGGCATACATAAATATCCAGCGGCCCTTACAAATCCTAACTTGGCCACTGGAGACGAATATGACGTATCATTTTTGGGTTATCCTCATCGCCACATCTTTCATTTCAGGGTGTGGATCAATGTGCAACACGATGATCGGGACATCGAGTTCATCCAGTTCAAACGATGGCTTGAATCGCTGTATAATGGTCAAGGTTCCGTTTTGAGCCTTGACTACAAGAGTTGTGAAATGATGTCTGAAGATTTATATCAACAGATTTCACAAAAGTATCCAAGTCGCGAGATTTGGATTGAGATCTCCGAAGACGGAGAAAATGGTAGTTTTATCAAATATTAAAATAAGGAAATATTCCTATGAAACAAGAAGTCGTTAGGATTTTTGATGACCTTGAGGCCCTGCTAGATTTTTGCAGGATTGAACTTAAACCCTTTAGTCCGACTGACTTGTACAATAAGGAAAGCCAAATTTGGCGTGACTTTGAATACAGTAAGCGTCCTAAGAAACAATGGAACGGAGAGCGCAAGCCTTATCAAGGCAACAAGCCAAGACACAACGGCTCGTTCAACAACAAGCCAAGGTTCAGAGATTAATGAACGTTTTCTTAGTTGATTTAGAATCAGTTGAGACAAGGTACACGGGTCAGTGGAAGACTCATGTACCTGAACTCTTACGAAAGGCAGGCCATGAAGTTCACATTGTATCGGGTCCTAGCGATATTCCTAGCGCCACTACTCCTGGTGCATTTCTCAATTTTGGGGGCACTAATATCTATAAGGCAAGCCAAGTTGAACAGCTTGGAAGACTTTTTTGTGCAGGATCCGTCAAGGCTGGCGATCATTTTATTTTTACTGATGCTTGGCATCCGGGCATCATAAACTTAAAGTATATGAGTGAGTTGCTGGGCATTCCAGTAACTACACATGGCTTATGGCATGCTGGCAGTTATGATCCACAAGACTTTTTAGGTCGACTAGTTGGCAATAAGCCTTGGGTACGCAATGCAGAGAAGAGTTTCTTTCACGCATTTGATCACAACTACTTTGCCACAGACTTTCATATCAAAATGTTCTATACAAATTTACTAAATGATTATCCTACAGAGAATCCTTGGTACAGCGAACATTTAGAAGAAATTCTAAACGGTGAAGAACCAAGGATTGTACGTACAGGCTGGCCCATGGAGTATATGCAAGATACATTGACCATGTATAAGAACATGCCCAAGCGTGATCTTATTCTTTTCCCTCATCGTATTGCTCCAGAAAAACAAGTTGAGATCTTTAGAGATTTAAAAGAACACTTACCACAATATGAATTTGTTGTATGTCAAGATCAGTTCTTAACAAAAAATGAATATCATAATTTGTTAGGTGAGGCTAAGATTGTGTTTAGTGCTAACTTACAAGAAACCCTAGGTATTAGTTGTTACGAGGGTGCTGTAGTAGATGCTATTCCCATGGTTCCAGATAGACTCAGTTACACAGAAATGTATTACGACACATTCAAATATCCAAGTACATGGACAGAAAGTTTTGATTCGTACACTGTTTATCGTCCAGACTTGTGTAATAAAATTATTCAGTTTATGGAAAACTATAAAAAGTTTGTTCCTACTGTACATAAACAAGCAAGGGATTTACATGAACGATTCTTCAGCGCCACTGGATTGCTCAACAACATCAAGTAATGATGTTGGGTTTATAGCACAGGAAATTACTACATTTTTTCCTGATACAATTACGCTAACAAGCAATGCGTATGACACTATGGCATCTTCAAATATAATAACAGTTAACGGAAGCACATCCAATTACACTATTACTGGTAGCGGCAGTGCTGGAACTGCTATGGGTGGCACATATACTATTGGCAATATTAATGCCTCAACGTTTAGTTGGAAGAACGAAGAGTTTGTAGACTGTATGCCAGATATTAATCGAATTGAAAAAATGTGTAAGGAATATCCCGGATTAGCCATTGCTTTTGACAAGTTCAAAACAACGTATAACATAGTGAAAGACGATTATGATAATCCAAAAGATAAAAAATAAGTTTTTTTCGTTTTTAGAAAAACATGACCGCAAACGTATTATCATGGATCGTCAATGCAACGAGCCATTGTTGACTCGTTACTACTTGTTTTTAAAGGATCGTAAACGTTTTCCGTTTAATGTGTTCCTACACAAGTTTCACAAAGGCGATCCCGGTGACGTACATGATCATCCGTGGCCCTACGCAACACTAATTCTTAAAGGTGGTTATTATGAATGGGTTCCTAAATTTGACTCCAACGGCAAAAAGATTGATGAGGAAAGAATGTGGCGTGGGCCTGGCCATTTCCGTCTATGTCGTGCTACTTCTTATCATCGTATCGAACTATGCAATGGTGTAACACCCTGGACGTTGTTTATGCCAGGGCCGCACAAACGAGAATGGGGATTTCTTGTTAACAACAAATGGATACATAATGACCACTACCTTGAAACAAACAAACAACATTAAAAACGGATTAATTGGTAGCACAGTAGCAGTTGGATACGGTGTTGTGCCTCCGCAATTAAGCGGACAGATTTATACAACTAATACGACATCTGGACAGTTTTTAACAAGCGGATCAAATGGTACAACTTGGACTACTGGTACTGTCAATAACAATCCTGTATTAACTGTTAAACAGACCAATCCTCCAGAATTAGAAGTTAAAGGTAAGATGGTTATCAACGGGCGTGATTTGGAAGAACGGTTAAACACAATTGAAAAAGTCTTGCATATTCCTGAAAGAGATGTTATACTTGAAAAGAAGCATCCAAAGCTAAAGAAACTGTATGATGAATACATTAATGAGCTTTCCAAATATAAAATGTGGCATTCAATTAAAGGCGACAATGACTGATAAAAAACTACAAAGATTATATGATCAGTATTTAGAATTCACTGATCACATGTGTTCAGAACACGGGCCATTAGAAGTAGCGGCTATTATGATGGCACAGGCATTGACCATTTATAAAAGTGCTATGAGTGAAGAAGATTACAACCGAATGGTGGACAATATTTCCAATAGCCGAAACAAAGTTAAGACATTTACTAGACCAATACTACAATGAAAAAAATATATTATACTTGGCAACAAATAGAAGGCGCTTGTTTAGAAATTGCTAGACAAATGCATAATCATTATTGGCGACCAGACTATATTGTAGGGATTGGTCGAGGCGGGCTTGTACCCGCTAATTTGCTTAGTCAATATATGGGCATTAAGATGAACAGTCTAGACATTAGTCTACGTGATGGAGGCGATACCGTTAGTAACTTGGGCATGGCAGAAGATGCATTTAACGGCAAAAAAATTCTTATCGTAGACGACATCAATGATCAAGGGTCCACTGTTAACTGGATTAAACAAGATTGGCCAAGTGGCTGTTTTCCGGATGATCCCAAATGGCAAAACATTTGGGGTGACAGTGTTCGTTTTGCAGTACTAACACACAATCAAAGTAGTCAGTTTAAAGATCCAGACTACTATGCCTGGACTGTGAACAAAGCAGAAGAAGATTGTTGGTTAGTTTATCCTTGGGAGGAATTTTGGTTATGACATCCGCACTTATTAAATTACTTTTTGGAATCACATTAGTTGTAATTGCCATTGTTATTGGCCCGCTATTGGGTATTTGGGCATTAAACACTTTATTTCCAGTATTAACAATTCCTTATACTTGGGAAACTTGGTTGGCGTTTGCATTACTGTTTACCAGTAGTTCAATTTATAAATTTAAAAAATGACTGACTTAGAAAAGGCACTAGATGAAAAACGAGCTCCATGGACAGAGATTGACTTCCGATCAAAAGACTTTTGGGTATTCAGAGATGCCTACCCAGTCACAGAGGGACATTTGTTATTTGTGCCTACCCAAGAAAAATTCAACAACATCGTCGAATGTTTCAAAGCCGCGCACAAGTTTGGCTACGATGGAGTTCAATCACAAAGGTGGGACGCTTTTAATGTCGGCCAAAACTGCGGCGAGTCTGCTGGACAAACCGTAATGTATCCGCATGTACATATGATTCCTAGGCGCAAAGGCGATATGGAAGATCCACGTGGCGGGGTTCGTCATGTTATACCTGAAAAGGGAAACTATAAAAAATGAGTACATTAAAAATCACAATAGCAGTACTAGTAGTAATATTGTCTGCTATCAACATATATCTATATTGGGGTACTCCGGCAGTATACGGATGGGTTGTTGCCATTGCTGGATGGGTTGATCATTGTTTTCCAAAAACTCCTAAAGATGTCTGACAATACTGTTACGGTGGTGTGGGATAATCAAAACGGGTTTTGGTGGAATGAAACCTGTGCTATGGTATTAGAAGTATTTGGATTACCTGGTGGCCGTTATGAATCAAAACCAGAACACGATTACATGAGTTTTACATTTAAAAATCAAAAGGATGCCACCCTATGTCGCATATTGTTAAGTGAGCGATTATGATGAAAGATATTATCATAGCCGTACTGCTTGGCATCATATTAAGTATGATTTTTTTAAATTCACCAAAAGAACAAGGCAAGTGGTACGATTGCAGTATGGCTGAATGGCATCCGGACATCCCACCAAAAGTAAAAGAAGAATGCCGTAAGATCCGTTCTGGAAAAACTACATGAAAATATTTAATTTAAGAACACAAATCAGTTTACCATTTGATCACTTTAAGAACTTAGGCTGTATATCTGGTAAGTTATTTGGAAACAAAGCATGGGAACTTGAACACACATACTACAGTGGGAGCCTATTTGATATTGATATCAGTTGGGGTATTAGAGAAGACCATGCTGGCTTTGACTTTACTCTAGGCTTTTTTGGTTACAGTATTAATTTTAGAATTTACGATACTAGACACTGGGATGACTATCATAAATGTTGGGAGATTTATTCAAATGACACTTGACAAAACCTAAATAAACCTATATACTATAAACAAATGGAGTAATAAATGACTGAATCCGTGATATACAAAAGTATCATTGCCGGTGCTGAACAGCAAGGTGATGATGACAAAGATTATAAAGAAGAAAAATACCTAGGCAACTATTTGCGTTTTAAAATGAAACGTGAAGGTAAACGCTTTTGGGCTGGCGACAATATTAGCGAATATATCGATAATGAGCATGTCAAAGAACAATTGATTGATGAAGCCGCAGAAGCATTTGAAACGGTACTCGATCGGTTGTTGATTGATCGAGAAAACGATCCCAATAGCAAAGGCACAGCACGTAGACTTGCTAAAATGTATTTTAACGAAGTAATGGCAGGAAGATATGAACCAGCACCAGATGCAACAGCATTTCCAAATGATTCGGCAGACCGTTACGAAGGTATGTTGGTGGTACGTAGCGAGTTGCGCTCTATGTGCAGTCATCATCATCAGCCCGTTAGCGGTGTCGCTTACATTGGCATCATCGCCGCAGAAAAACTTATTGGTCTTAGCAAGTATACTCGTATTGCTCAGTGGTGTGCTCGTCGCGGCACTCTCCAGGAAGAACTTTGCAATGACATTACTAGGGAAATCCAAAAAGCAACAGGATCAGGAAACGTAGCAGTATACATTCAAGCAATACACGGATGCTGTGAGAACCGAGGCATTATGGCGCATAGTAGTTTAACACAAACTACTGTACTGACTGGATCATTTAAAACTGACCCTGGCGCTAAAAAAGAGTTTTTTGATAATATTAAATTGCAACAAGAATTTGCACCACGATAAGGGAATAACGATGAACTCAGTAGATATGGCCAATGACCTAATATTCAGAGCAAAGAACTTGCAAGAGTTCATTGTTGAAACTGATGTGCCAGAAGATTTTCGATTTAATGGTATAGTGCCATTTGACATGACTATAGAAAATAGTGTAATATGTGCTAAAGTGTTTGCTGTTGATTTTAATGAAGCAGTTAAACGATTAGATGAATTTTTGGAAACTTGCAAATGAACTGGTTTAAACGAATGATTGTTAAATGGGTACGTGAAGACTGGGACAAGGCTGGCAGAGAAAGACCAGAACAAGATTGTTATCCCACTGTCTCATCTAAAAATAGTATTGGCATTGGCTCGCGAGATATAGGTACTGATCCTACATTACAATTCAAAGTATATAGTGCCGTTGGTGGTAAGATTGTAGAGTTTAGTCGCTACGATCGAAAGTCAGATCGTTCAGAACATCAGATCTATATCATTGGCAAAGACGAAGACTTTGGCGAAAAGATTGCTAAAATTTCAACCCTAGAGGTGTTACGATGAACGCACAACTACCAGCAGAAGGTATTTTAAAACACAACGACTGGGGTGACTCAAAAGTTTATCGTGTTACATGCGAATGCGGAAGTAGTGAATGTGACCATAACGTGTGGGTAGAAGCAGACGATACCGGAGTCACTGTAACAATTTATACTACCACTAGAACTAACTTTTGGTCAAAAACACGATGGTATCATATTTGGACATTGCTAACTAACGGGTATATTGATACTGAATCAACTGTTTGTTTGAAAAGACAAGGTGCGCTCAACTATGCAGAAACATTAAAGAGTGCCATGGAAGATGTAGAAGATTTTAGGAAAAAGAATGAGCAAAATAAAAATAGCTGAGTTATTTTACAGTATACAGGGCGAGGGTAGATATATGGGCGTCCCGTCTGTGTTTTTACGCACGTTTGGTTGTAACTTTAAATGTGCAGGGTTTGGTATGCTACGTGGTACATTAAGCGGCGAAGCTGATGTACTAGCAGAAAAACAAGTAAAATATAACAAGTGGCCCACTTATAATGAACTTCCATTAGTTAGTACAGGCTGTGACAGTTATGCCAGTTGGCATCCAGACTTTAAAGATCTTAGTCCAATGCTCACAAGCGAAGCAATCGCCAACAGAATTGCGGAAATTATTCCACATGGTGAATGGCATGATGAGCATTTGGTTATCACAGGTGGTGAGCCCTTGCTTGGGTGGCAACGTGCTTATCCAGACTTGATCAATAACACTAAGATGCGTGGATTGAAAGAGATTACGTTTGAAACAAATGGCACTCAAAAACTAACTCCCGAGTTTAAAGAATATTTAAGAAAATGGAATAGTGTAGTAGGCAGAGAACTTACATTTAGTGTAAGTGCTAAACTTCCTGCTAGTGGTGAAAAGTGGGAGGAAGCAATTTGTCCAGAAGTGGTTTGCGAATATGAACAAGTTGGCACAGCATATCTTAAATTTGTAGTGGCAACAGAAGAAGATATTGCAGATGCAGAACGTGCTGTAGAAGAATTTAGAACAGCAGGATTTAAAGGACACATATATTTGATGCCAGTGGGCGGTGTTGAAAGTGTTTACAATTTAAATGCAAAGAACGTAGCACTGGCGGCAATGAAACGTGGCTGGCGCTACAGTGACCGACTACAAGTGCCATTATTTAAAAATGAGTGGGGTACTTAATGGCCAAGTTACTTGTATTAGGATGTGGTAAAAAAGAATTTCCAGGAAACCTCAGAGACGTTGTTGTAACTGTGGACATTAATGAAAACGTTGGCGCGGATGTGGTACACAATCTTGATGTGTATCCTTGGCCGTTTGATAACAATGAATTTGATGTTGTTCATTTGGACAACGTGTTAGAACACTTAAACGACATTGTGAGAGCAATGCAAGAAATACATCGCATATCCAAAGCAGGTGCAACTGTAACTATTATTGTTCCCTACTTCCGTAGCAAATGGGCCTGCGTTGATCCAACACATAAACATTTTTTTACCGCAGATACACTAAGTTACTTTGTCAAAGGGCATGTGTATCATGAAAGATATGCCTATAGCGATTTTGCATTTATAATGCATAGTAAAACATTTAATGAAGGTATTGATCAAACTTGGTTTCAAAAGTTACTAATTCCATTTGCTGAAAAACATATGGAATTTTATGAAAACAAGATTAGTCCAATATTTCCATTAGAAACACTGACGTATCACATGGAAACTACAAAATGAATAAATTTATTGAAAAATTATTTGGCATTGATAAAATAAAAGC